GCTTCGCCGTTAATCCGGGAAAAAAGTATCGCGTAGTATGGGAAGGTCAACTGGCGGCGTTTTCGCTTCGTGCGTTGACCGATGACAATTTTGCTTGTTTTTCTGTGGACATTAAAGACGTTGCTGAGGTCGTCGGCAACATTCACGAGGCGGGGAAATGAAACTGAAGCACTGTCCATTCTGCGGCGAGAGCCGAATCGCGGTCGGCGAAACGATCATTCACAAGAACGGGAACAAACTTCCGTCCGTATGGTGCGAAAACTGCGGAGCGCGCGTGACCGCGCCCAAGAATTACCCGGAGGACGCGATCAAACGATGGAACGGCAGAGTCCTTGATGTTTCCCGCGACGATCTGATGACGCTGGAACGGCTGCTGAAACATGACATCTACGTCAGAATGCGGGATTATGTCGAGGAATACGTGGAGAACGGCAACGTCTGCGCTCACAACGACATCATCCCGTACCATCTGAAGCCGATGACGCAGGCGTGCGACCTGATGGCGAAAATGGAAAAACTGCTGTTCGCGGTCATGGACGAAAAGGAGAAGGAAGAATGAACAACGCGCTGATCGCCATAAGCGAAGAAGACTACATGAAAATGATCGGTGTTTTTCAGCACAGCGATCCGGAATTGTACTCGCTGCTGAAAGACCGGCACCCCATCCGCGTTGACGGAAATCTATCGTCGGGTGATTGGGATGTGCTTGACGCGAACGGATGTCCGATGTCATTGCACAGAACACAGCATATCAAACTGAAAGGGAAAAGATGAACGGCAAAAACGGGAGTGAGATTGTAAAATTATTGGGTGGCAAAGAAGTATCCATATCGGTTGAAATGGATGACGAAACACGAAATTTTTTTGAACTGATTCTGAATATGCAAAAAAAGTCAAAAGGAGATGCAATGAGCGACAACGTGAATCATCCTGCGCATTACGCGCCGAAATTCGAGACCAAACCCGTAGAGTGCATCGACATCACCCGGAATCTGCCGTTTTCCCTCGGAAACGCGTTCAAATACGTATGGAGGGCCGGTGACAAGGGAGACCGACGCAAGGCCGTGGAGGATTTGGAAAAGGCGCAGTGGTATCTCCGCGATGCCGCCGATGACGAGTTCATCCACACGGACTGCCGGGAGGCGAGACTGCTTTTCGACATGCTCGTCGATGACGGGAGCATGCGGTTCAGCGCGCTGCATGCCATCGTCTGCGGACGCTACGGCGACGCGTTCATCAAAATCGAAAAACTCAAATTGGAGATCGACCATGAAAATTGACAATGTGAAAATCTACGAACTCGCCGAGTCCATCGTCGCGTCCGGTCTGCCGATGCAGGACCGCTTCGACGAAGACGCTTTCGACGAAACGCTTTCCCGCGTTCGCGGAGAATTTCCCTCGGCTCAAGAACAGTTCAGGCGAGCGGAACGGCTGGCGGCGAGTCCGGCCAACTCCGGACACTGCAACTACCTCAAGGGGATCGTCGTCGCCGCGAACATTTCCGGCACGATCAAATGGTGGGAGCAGTTTCAGCGCTACCACTTCGCCACCATCATTTCCAGCATGTCCACGATGCACCGGATCACCCGGATGAGCATGGAATGCTGCATGTCGGAAAAGGTGCTGCCGGAGACCAAGACGCGCTGCGGAGAACTCGTCGAACGGTACGGGCGGCGGGAGATCGATTTCGACACGCTGATCGACAACATGCCGCTCGGAATCGTCTTGACGGCACGGGTGCAGACCAATTATCTGCAACTGCGGACAATCTGGAATCAGCGCAAAAACCACAAATACCACGAGTGGAAACCATTCTGCGAATGGGTGGAAACTCTGCCCCGCGCGGCGGAGTTCATCACCGTTGACAGCGGCGGTATTATTGCCTGAAAAGAGGAATGCACACCATGAAAATCACCATCCATTTCAAAAGGCTCGACGAACGAGCGAAAGCCCCGAAGCAGGGGCATCCGGGCGATGCCGGATTCGACCTTTACGCCACCAGCTGCGAGAGGATCGGACTTTTCAAGTACCGTTACGGCACCGGCATCGCGGTCGGCATCCCGCGCGGATACGAGGGACAGATACGCCCCCGGTCCAGCATCCACAAAAGCGGCATGATCCTCGCCAACTCCATCGGGACCGTGGACGCCCCGTATCGCGGCGAGATCATGGCCGTATTCTGGAAGATACCGTTTGTCGGGAAACGCTACGAAGTCGGCGACCGCGTCTGCCAGCTGGTCGTAAAACCCGTTCCGGAAGTCGAATACGCCGAGGTCGGCGAACTCGATGACACCAGCCGGGGCAAAGGCGGTTTCGGAAGCACCGGACGCTAACCGCATACGGAGAAAACACACATGGAACACACCGCAGCGCCGGGCGTCGTTTTGTATTCGACGAACTGCCCCAAATGCCGGGTGCTGGAGATCAAACTTCGGCAGAAAAACATCCCCCACACGGTCATCACCGATGTGGAAAAGATCATCGCCACCGGGCGGCAGACCGCGCCGCTCTTGGAAGCGGACGGGAAGATCATGGATTTCACGGAAGCATTGGAGTTCATACGGAAAAAATGAAAATCGACATCAAGACCGACAAGGATTTCGAGCATTGTCTCGAAGCACTCAAAAACAAGTACGGCGAGGATTTCGAGATTCTGAACGGCTTTCACGAAAGCCAGATGAATTTTTCGGACTTCATCGACAATTTCGTGGACAAGAACGTCGCCGACGTGACCATCGACGCGAACGCCAATTCGAGCAACAAGGACATCCGCAGTCTGCTCGCCGAAAAAGGCAAGCCCATCGACAAACTCTTTTCGTTCAACAAAATCTTCTACGAGATCAAGAAAAAATACGGTCTCCGCACCGCGAAGAAATGGCTGGAAGCGGAATACTCCGGACTCTTTTACAATCACGATGCCTGCACGACGAGTTTTCTGCCGTACTGCTACGCCTACGACCTCACGCGCCTTGCGACGGAAGGACTCTTTTTTCTCAAAAACTACAACCACGAAAGCCCGAAGCACCTCACGACCTTCCTCGACGACGTGATTGAGTTCATCTCGTTCATGTCGAACCGGTCCAGCGGCGCGGTCGGAATCCCGAACATCCTCGTCTGGACATTCTATTTCTGGCGCAAAGACGTGGAATCCGGGTACGTCAACAAAAATCCCGACTACTACATCCGGCAGTGCTTTCAGAAACTCATCTACCGCCTCAATCAGCCGTTCATGCGCATCGACCAGTCGGCATTCGTCAACGTGTCGGTCTTTGACCGCAACTACGTCGAAGCGCTCTTCGGCGGCGTGGAATACCCGGACGGGACCTTGCTCATCGACCATGTGGAAGAGTTCATGCAACACCAGAAGACCTTCATGGAGGTCGTTGCCGAAGTGCGCAGCCAAAACATGTTCACCTTCCCGGTGCTGACGTGTTCGCTGCTCTTCCGCGACGGGAAATTCGTCGATGAGGAGTTCGCCCGCTACTGCTCGGACAACAACGCCAAATACAACGACTACAATTTCTTCCAGTCCGGCGACGTGACGAGCCTGTCGAACTGCTGCCGCTTGATCTCCGACACGAGCAAACTCGACGCCTTCATCAACTCCATCGGCGGGACGGCGCTCTCCATCGGCAGCATCAAGGTCAACACCATCAACCTCATGCGCTTGGCATACGAACACCCCGGCGACCGCGCCGGATATTTGAAGGCGCTCCGGGAAACGACGCTGCTCTGCTGCAAGACCCTCGACGCGATCCGGCACATCATCCGACGCAACATCGAAAAAGGACTCCTGCCGAATTACTGCGACGGCGGCGTGGAGATCAAAAAACAGTATTGCACGGTCGGCATCCTCGGTCTCTATGAGGTCATTGAAAAATTCGGCATGGTCGCGCGCGACGAGTTCGGCAACGCAAGCTACACCGATGACGGGATCGCCTTCGCCACCGAGATTTTCCGCGTCATCAACGAGGTCAAGGACAATTTTACGACCGAATACAGCTTCAACGTCGAAAGCGTCCCCGCCGAACGCGCCGCCGTGATCCTCTGCCAGAAGGACAATCTGCTCTTCGAGCAAAACGAAAAGTTCATCTACTCGAACCAGTGGATACCGCTTTCCGAAAAATGCACCATCCGGGAGAAAATACGCCTTTCCAGCATCCTCGATCCGCTCTGCTCCGGAGGAGCCATCGCCCACATCAACCTCGAAGCGAATTTCCCCAATACGGAATCGGCGTGGAAGATGCTCAACCATATCGCCAGAGCCGGGGTCTTTTACTTCGCCTTCAACACCCGCATCAACGAGTGCAAGAACCATCACGGATTCGTCGGCACCGATATTTGTCCGTCGTGCGGAGAAAAAGTATTCGACACCTTTCAGCGGATCGTCGGATACCTCGTGCCGTCGCGGGCGTACAGCAAAGAGCGCTTCCGGGAATACACCACCCGGCGCTGGTACGAATACGCGGAGATGATGCGCGATGTGTGAGATGTGCAAGATCGTCGTAAAAAACATCATCGACGAGGATTTCGTCAACTTCAAGGCACCGGCCATGTTCGTCGCATTCCCGGCGTGTACTTTCAAATGCGGCCGCGAAAACTGCCAGAACCGCGAACTTGCCGCCGCGCCCGACATCCACATCGCTCCGGAGAAGATCGCCGCCCGGTACGCCGCCAACCCGATCAGCGAGGCGGTCGTGCTGGGCGGACTGGACCCGCTCGATTCGCCGGATGCCGCGCTGCGGCTCGTCCACGCCCTGCGGAAAGTCACGAACGACCCGGTCGTCATCTACACGGGGTACGACACGGAAAATCTGGGCGACGTGCTGGAACTCCTGTCGTTCTATAAAAACATCATCGTCAAGTTCGGAAAATTCGTGCCGGGGCAGAAACCCCACTTCGACCCGACGCTCGGCGTCATGCTCGCGTCGGACAACCAGTATGCGGAAATCATCAGAGGAAAGGAGTAATCATGTTCAACCTCAACAAAGTCATGCTCGGCGGGAACCTCACCCGCGACTGCGAAAACCACACCACGCCCGGAGGACTGGCCATCTGCGAGTTCGGACTTGCCGTCAACCGGAGGATGAAAGACAAGGACGAGACCTGTTTCGTCAACGTCACCGTCTTCGGAAAACAGGCGGAGGCGTGCGCCAAGTATCTCGCCAAGGGGAACAACGTCTATGTCGAGGGACGCTTGGTATATGAAACGTGGGAGGATCGCGGAAGCGGCGCGAAACGCAGTGCGCTCAAGGTCGTCGCCGATGCCGTACAGTTCGTTTCCAACCGGGGAGACGCGGCTGGCGGCTCCGCTCAACGCTCCGACCGCAACGGCGAAAACGGCGGCCGACGCGGAGGCGTTCCCGAAGAGTATGCGCCGCCCGTGAGAGAGGGGCGGTATGCTGCGGAAGACCGCCCGGACTCCCGCAGCGGCGGCATCGACAATGACGGCGAACTGCCGCCATTCTGACCAAAGACGAAAAGCGGCGATATGCGCCGCAGGATAAAACAAAACATGGGAGACGCATTATGAAACATCACGGAATCACGATCATGGCGGCGGCGCTGCTCGCGGGACTTGCCGCCGGTTGCGGCATGCTGCGGGATCACAAGGACGAAATCCACGCGGCGATCATCGAACTCGTCGAAACCAAGGGACGGGACGCGGCGACCGCCTACGTGGACAAGCTGGTCGAGGAGGGAAAACTCGGAGCCGCCAACGCCGAGAAGATCAAAGCCGCGATCCCGCATGGCATCGACAAACTCAAGGAAGCGATGGGTGAGTGAAATGGCGAACATCTACAAGAAAGACAGTCTCACGATTTCGGCTGGAACGGTCTACGATGAAAGCCGCGTTTTCGGTCGTCTCATCGCGCGGGCCGATGGTGGCAAGGTCGTCAAATTCTACGAAAAAGGTATGACCGACGCCGAAAAACAGCGCATTTCGGCATTCGTCGCCGAAGCGGACGCCGCGCCGGAAGACCGGTTTTGAAACGCAGACGGGAAGGATATGACAATGTCAAGTTTTGCCGATGATATTGAACGGATGGTAAAATTGCACGGGGTCGCCGACGATGGCGTAAAACCGCTGATCGAGAAAGCAATCGAAATGCTGATCGAAAAGGAGCGGGAATGCAGACGCGTCGATTTCCCGACCCCCTGCATCCCGCCGATGAAACCCGAAAATCCCCCGTTTTGGTGGAACAGTCAACCGACATGCGGCGGGATCACCATGAATTTGTGCAAAGGAGAAACAAAACATGAATAAGAAAGACGCGGGAAGAAAACTCCGCACCAGCGGATCGCACACCGCCGCCCAGACCCTCGGACGCGAGGGCGGAAAATCGAAATCGCTCAAGAAAGTCATCGCTTCCCGGAGGAACGGCAGAAAGCATACCGGAGACTGACTGCGAACATGCGCACGCATCGGCGACGATAACACGGCGTCGGTGCTTTTTTTCGTTTACGACCGTTTGACAAACTGAAACCGGTGTTTTACAACATTTTGTTTTGCTTATCACATAATGTCGCTTGACAATTTTTATGCCTTGTGATATATTGAAAGATAGAAAATTTTTCGGGAAAACCGCTTGACTTTTTCGCGTTCCGCGTTTATCTTGTTGGCGTGGACGTGAGAAATCCACTACAAGGCGGCAGTCGTACCGTCATCACGGCGTGTGCGTCTCCCGGAAAAACTGCATGATAGGTGCATTGTGCCAATCTTGCGCGGGCGGACTAGATCGGAAGAGC